GTTTAAAACAGTATATCGTAGAAATTTCGGAAACGACAGAGGTAGCGGGCGACTTTATCAGTTGGACACGTAACCAATTAAAGTATAACGAAAAACTACGTAACGATTTCGGCGTGCTAATGCATGTACAGAAGTCAATGAACGAGCGTGATAACAATACCGAGTTTATTACTACTACGGGTACTAAGGTTGAAGCAAAGGGTATTGGTACGCAGATGCGGGGCTTACGCCACGGTAATACGCGACCTGATTTGTTTCTATTAGATGACTTAGAAAGTAAAAATAATACAAATACACCCGAGTTAGTAGAAAAAAGTAAATCGTGGTTTAAAGAAGAAATGTTACCTGCACTAAGCCGTAAAGGTATGTGTATTTACATGGGTACTATCGTATGTTTCGATAGCTTATTAGACTACGTAATTAAAGAGCGCCGAGATTTCGTTAGCAAAAAGTTCCCTGCTATTACAAGTTGGGCTACTAACGAGCATTTATGGCAACGGTGGCGGGAAATTTACCGAAGCCCTGTAGAAGATGCGGGCGCACAGGCACAAGCCTTTTATGAAGCAAACGAAAAGGCGATGCTTGAAGGCACAGAAGTATTATGGGAGCAAATGTTTAGTTACCTTGATTTGATGAAGTTACGTGAGGAAAGTGGCGTTAAAGCGTTTAACCAAGAGTACTTAGGTAACCCAACGGATGAAGAACGACAAATATTTAAGCCCGATGATATGTACTTTTTTGACGATGAAGATATTGCACATAAGGATTTAGACTACTATTGCGGTATTGACTTTGCGATGGGTAAAGAAAAAGGCGATTACAGCGTAATTGCTACATTAGCCCGTGACAAAGCTACTAACATTTGTTATGTAACCGATATGTTTATCGAAAGAGTACACCCCGATATACTATTACAAGAAACCGTAAAGCGGGCGCTAAAATACCAATACGAAGTTATTGCAGTAGAAGCGCAAATGGCACAAGAATTTTTTGCTGATAAGTTAGGCGAAGATTTAAAACGTCATGGATACCCTGCTAATACACGGTTAAAATACGTTAAACAGCGCACACGTAAAGCATTACGTATTGAAGCGCTATTACCTGACATTCAACGTGGTAGATTACGTTTTAAAGAACAGCACCGAGAAATGTTAGAGCAATTTGAAATGTATCCAATGCACAAGCACGATGATGCGCCCGATGCTGTAAGCATGGCTTTTAATGCAAGCAAAGGCACATACGGAAGTGTACGTGTAGCAAATAAACGGAAAAGGTAGGTGGGTTAAATGATTGATTATAACCTATTGTCACCGCAAGATATGGATGACTTATTATTTAGCCCGTTTCAGCAGGCGTTAGGGAGCGAGAACTGGCAACGAGTACAAAACCAATTAAAGTTTTATCAATACTATGATGGTAAACAGCATTTAGACCCGAGAACAGGACAGTTAGTACGGGCGGTAGATTTACCACGACCCGAAGGGTTAGATTACGATCCAACACGATACGCTACTAACTATTTTAAAACGTTTATCCAACGTAAAAGCCGATGGCAAATGGGCGGACAACATACGGTAATAGTTAACCCTAAACAGATTGACGATGCCGTTGATATGGCAAACCCTGATTATGAGCCAAGCGCTAAACAAAAAGCGGAAGACAAACGTGCAGAAGGTTACCAAAAATTACTACAGCAAATATGGAAAGAAACAAAGATGCGTGAGAAACTTTTGCAAGCAAGCCGTGATAGACTTATTGCAGGTAACGTTGCTTGTGTTATAGGTTTCAACCCACGTACAGGTAAAATAGGTTGGTTTTTCAGACCTGATACCGAAGTGTTTCCCGTATATAGCGATGATGATTTTGAAGACCTTATAGCGGTACACCTTGTTACTTCACGTACTGATGATGAAGGTAAAGAAATTATTAGAAAACAAACTTATAGTTTGGATGAAATCAGTGGGGTTTGTTATTTTGAAGATGCTGAGTATGATGAAAGCCTAAAACGTATACGCACTATTGCAGATTACCAAAGTTTAGGTTTTGACTTTATCCCTGTAGTATTATTTCCTATTACGGATATTAGCGGTAAAGCAGGCATTAATAATGAAGCCGAAGATATGAAAGAGCAAACGGACATACTTAACCAATTAAACGAAGATGCTATTGATAGCTTAAAGTTTGAAATGTTTGGTATTACAGCGTTTATTAACGTACCCGAAGGCACAGCAGACAAAGTACGTATCGCTCCCGGCTCTGTATTAGAAGCAACTTCGCCATCAGAAAGTAAGACACCTGACATTAAGCGTATTGAAGGTAGCTTTGGTTGGAAAGATGCATACCAAGATACTTACGCAAGGGTAAAAGGTGCATTACACGAAATTACAGGCGTACCAAATATCGTTCCACAAGAATTAAATTTTGGTGGCTTAAACGGCGATGCGTTACAAATTCTGTTTCATACCATTATCCAAGAAACGGAAGAGCATTGGTTAGTTTGGCAAGAACGATTACAAGAATTACATGAAAAAACAATACGCTTTTTACAGGCACGTACGTATGAGCCTAAATTTGCATACGATAAAGCCGTACTAAGTGCAATTGGAACTGATTATGATAACGAAATTAAGTTTGCATTACCATTACCTGAAAACCGTGCTGAACTTGTTAACCTATTAACTATAGAAACGACAAGCGGGTTTGAAAGTATCGCAGGCGCTATGCAACGTTTAGGCGTGCAAAACGTCAAGGCTAAGAAACAGGAAATTGACGAAGAAAAGCAGACGGCTATGGCATTAGTAGATCCATACGCTACGTCTACGGGCGCTACAGGCGTTTTACAGCAAGGTAATACTAACACAGCCACAAGCGCTCAGAACAGCGCTACAGGCAAAGACAAAGGCACAGCAGGCGCTACGACAGTTTAGTTGTACGCCTTTTTACTTTGACCTACGATAAGTCGCTAAACTGACGGATAAAATTAATAGCTGACGAGCTAAAAACGGAGGTACATTAAATGATTATTAAAGAAGAAGTTAAACCAAAATTCCCGTTAAAACTTAATTTGCAGTTTTTCTCTGAACCGAATCCTGAACCGAATGGAGCAGGCGGTACTACTGAGCCTGAACCGAAAACTACGCCCGAAGGTGCGGGTAAAACCTTTACACAGGAAGAAGTAGATAAACTAATCAAAGAACGATTAGTACGTGAAAAACGTAAAGCTGATGAAAAAGCCGAAGAAGCACGTAAAGAAGCTGAGAAAAAGGCGCTTATTGAAAACGAAAAGTATAAGGAATTATACGAAACGTTACAACAAGATTTAGCAGAGCAAAAGGCATTAGCCTTAACAGCTAAACGTGATTCATTGTTAGCACAAGCAGGTTATACGCCTGAGCAAATTACAAAATATGCAAAGTTTGTAGAAGGCACTAATGACGAAGAATTATTAGCTTCTATCGAAGAACTAAAAGTAGATTTACCGCCTAAAACGCAAGGGTTTATTAACCCATCGGTAAATCCACGTAAGCAAGACCCGAAACCTGCTGATGCATATGAAGCGGGCAAAGAACGAATTAAACGATTACGCGAGCAAGGCTTACTATAAGCCACGCTTAAAACTATTAATGGAGGGAAATAATTATGGCTTACACATTACAAACGTCACAAACAGCTTTTCAAGGCGGTAAAAACATTTTAGCTTCTGAACATCTACAATTCGTAGAAGCAGGTGCAACTTTAACAGGCGGTGTTGCTTACGAATTAGGTGAAGCAATTGCACGTGATAAAACTACTGGAAAATGGGTTAAGTTCGTAGATGCTAACGTAGCTAACTATGACGATTTCGGTATCCTAAACATTGACGTATTACAAGCTACTGCTGACACTATCGTTGGTGAAGTTATTGTACGTGGCTCTGTTTACGATGCTAAATTACCTGCATCTGTTACGGCTACTTTCAAAACTAAAGTACCTAACATTCGTTTCGTAAAAAACATCTAATAGCGGACGAAGTTATTACTTCTCCGCAAGATGCGCTATATAACATAGCAATGTATAACAAAATTTATTTTAACCAATTTATTTAATTATTAGGGGGATTTAAAATGGCAGGAATTACACATTTACAAGAATTTCAAGAGCCAGCTCTACGTGGCTTAGTTGACGAAACGGTTGCTACATCAGCACCATCACAGGTAGATACGTTTTTACCAACGTCAACAACTTATTCAACAACTTTCGCTTACGATATCGTTAAGCAGAATCAACATATTGCGGCAATGATTGGTTACGGCGCTGAGCCACCTGTTGTAGACCGAGATGCAGTTGCTTCTAAAATGGGCGAAATCGCTAAATTCGGTTTGAAATATATCGCAACGGAAGAAGAGTTACTTGCGTTACACCAAGCACGCTCTAACAGCGAAAAATCAGCTATGGTTGATAAACTAACTGTTAAATCTGCGTCACTTGTTGAAGCTATTCAACGCCGTATTGAAGTTATTAAAGCGGAAGCACTTTTCAAAGGGACTTTCTCTTACAACAAAAACGGTGTTAAAGTTTCATTAGATTACGGTGTACCTGCGGAGCATAAGCAAGTATTACCTACTGATGATGACTGGGATAACAAAGAGCACGATGCAATCGCTGACCTATTAAACTTTGTTTCTATCTATGAGAAAAACAACGGGCAATCACCTGAAGTAATTCTGATGAGCCGTGAAGCACAAGCTAAATTACTTGTTAACTCACAAATCATTGTAGAAGCAGGTCGTCCAACAGGCTCTACACGTGTATCACAAGCTGAACTAAACGCTGTACTTGACAACTACGGAATCCCTGCGATTCAAATTGTTAAAGACCGAAAAGTTACAGTTAAGGATATTTACACAGGTTTAGACGAAGATATTGAATTCTTCCCTGTTAACCGTATCGTAATGCTTTCTAAAGGCGTAGGTAACTTCCTATTAGGACCGACTGTAGAAAGTAACTTCGAGCCACGTATTGCTTTAACTGCGTATGATAAAAACGAGCCTATCGAATCTATCATCCGTACAGTTGCAAGTGGTGCACCTGCGGTTAATAAGCCTTCACTTATCTTCCACGCTGACGTATTTACTGCATAATAACGAAGGGCGGGTAAAACCGCTCTTTTTATTTTACTAAGGAGGGATTTACATGGCTAAACAAAAAGTACGTGTACTTAACGCCGTAGTAGCAGGTAAACGCAAAGGCGAAACGGTTGAATTAGAAGAAAAGCAGGTAGCACACTTAGTTAAAATTGGTTACGTTGAAATCGTTAACGAACCGAAAGTAGAAGAAGTTAAACCTGCACCACGTAAACGCACAAAGAAAACAGAAGAATGAGGTGTTTTAGATGGCTGACAAAGCTACGTTAGTTACACGCCTTACAAACAAGTTCAGCAAAGTACCAAACGTTACTACAGATGATATTGAAAGTTGGTTAGACGATGCAGTTTTACTACATGGGGTTTTAACCGTTGAGGAAGTGCCTGAAAGTGAAGTAGGCGCTGTACTTTTATTAGCGCAATCTGTAGGGTGTAGAAGCATTGCGTTATCAGTAGCGCATTATTTCAGTTACGTTGATGGTGATGAACAGGTAGATAAAACAATGTTAGTTACGCAGTATATTGCGATGGCGAACGAATTTCAATCGGCATACGCAACGTACAACCCAAGCACAGTTACAGTAGGCGGTACAACTACTCGATGGACTACAATGGAAAGGGCGGATAGATAGGGATGGCGCAAACATACGCTGAAAGACAGGCATTAATGGCACGTTTACTTACGGAGACTGCTAAACAATATGAAGGTATAAACGCAAGCTTGCAACGTTTTGCAGTAGAAGAAATAAGCCGAGTTCGTGACGGATTGACGTTACAACTAATGCAACAGGCTAACAGCGATAATGTTATTGCTAAAACCCGTATTGTTTCGCTTTTATCAGATTTAGATGCATACGAGAATAAACTAAATACCGTAGGTATGAGTGCTTTAACAAAAATTATTACACAATCTGCTGACTTCGGTTTGGCAGGTGGCTTGCAAGCAATACAAGAAGGTTTAAGTGGATTAGAGGGTGCTGTTGTTAACGGTGGGGCATTTGACCGAATAAGCGAACGAGTTTTACAATACGTTGTTAACCGTTTTGGTAACGATGGCTTAGTGTTATCTAACCGTGTTTGGCAGTTAGCAAAAACACAGCGCAATTCGTTAGAGCAAGTAATTCGGAGTGGAATCATTCGAGGCGAGTCCGTTAATAGCATTGTAGCTAATGTGCGCAAAGTGCATGATAACGAAACATGGAAGATAAGACGGCTTGTAATTACCGAAGGCAATGTAGCCTACCGTACAGCAAACGCCTACACAGCACAGGCAAGTAACGTAGTAAAGGCATTACGTATACATCGTGGGGAAGCAGATTCACCTACGCATAGATGTACCGAAATGGAGCATATTGACAGATACGGTTTAGGTGAAGGTATTTACTTAGCTACTGATGCAGAAGTATTAAATCCGCATCCAAACTGCACAAGCTACACTACGTACGTATTAACTTAAAGAAAGGGTGTTTACGTTGTTATTATCTGACGAAGATATTGCAATTATAAAAGCCAATAGAGAAGATTTAACGGATAAGCGTAAAAAGCCCGTTATTTTAAAAAGGGAAACGGTTACTACCGTTGATCCGTATACGCAAGAAGAAATTACTACTACAAACGATGAAACGGTGTACGCAATTGCTAAAGGTTTTACATCACAGGTAGCAGGCTTAAAGATGGTTGTTAGCGGTATTGCATTAGACGTAGGCGATATTTTTGTAACGTTTGATGTCGATGTAGATTTAGCAGGCGTAAATAACTTTGAAATAAACGGCATATTGTACGCAATTTATAGCATCGAGCCGAAAGGTTTAGGCGGGGTTAACCGATATGAAGTCGTAGCACATAGGGTGACTTAATATGGCAGGTATGAATGTTTACGTTTCAACTAAAGGCATGAAGGATTTCAGTAAACTAACGGCTAACCAAATTGCCGAATTAGAGCAAAAGGTTGACGAAGCAGTTGAAAGACGGGCATTACTAATGGTAAACGATACTAAATCGAGTGCGCCTGTAGACACGGGTAAACTACGTAACAGTATTGATATTTTACCGCAAGAAACAAAGCCAATGCAACGCAGTTACGGTACAAACGTAGAGTACGCAATGGTGCAAGAATACGAGCATAAAACGAAAAAAGGTTTCTTCCGTAACAATATTACTAAACACGAACCATTATTAAAATCAGATATTAGAAAAGCATTACGAGGTGGCTAACATGCTTCATAGCATACAGTACAGCATTATTAGGCATTTAAAAGCTAAATTGCCCGAAGTTACTAACGTAGTTTGGATTTACGGTGGCGTTAGTTTAAAGAAGGAAGTTTCACCTTTTGTTACCGTTGAAAACTTAATAACGCATTCACGTGTGCTTGACAAGCAACGCCAAAACGAAGAAGATACATACACCTTCCAAATTGGCGCTTACAATACGTTGCATACAGATAACGTTAAGTTAGGTGACAAAATTAAAAGCGTATTACTTAAAGAGCCTATTGAACTATTTGACACAGACTTAGGTGAAGTAGTAGGTAGCTTTGTTGTAGATATAGGCGGTATTACACCAATAAATCCGATAGCAGTTGAAGATGAAACGGGTAAACACCGTAGATATATTGATGCTACGGTATTACAATTAAAACTAATTTAAACAGGAGTGATTAATGTGGCAGTAAGAGGTGCAGATATTTTAATTTTAGTTGAAGGCGCAACACCCGATACTTTTATCGTTGTAGGCGGGCAACAATCGGCAACTATTTCTGAATCAGTTGAAACGGTTGAAACAACTAACAAATTAACAAACGGTTTCAAGGAATTTGAGTACGGTTTTGGTGAGTGGAAAATTTCAGCAGACGGTATTTATGTATCTGACGATGCAGGTTTCCAAAAGCTTAAAGACGCTATGCGTGCTAAAACAAAAGTTAAGGTACGTATTAAAGAAGAAGGCGTAGACGTTGAAGAAGGTTTAGCGTTGATTACATCACGTGACCTTGAAGGTAAGTATGACGATTCAGCTACTTACAGCGTTGAGTTACAAGGTACAGGCGCTTTAACACCAGTATCAGCGTAAACAACACGGGGCGGGTAACCGCTCCTTTTAAATTATAAAAATACAGATAAAAATATAAATTATAAGGGGATATTTACAATGGCATTCATTACACTAAAGGGCAAAGAATACGAACTAAAATTTACTTACAAATCATTACGTGCATTAGAAGCACATTATAACAAAGGCGTATTTAACGTACTAAGCGAAGAAGGTATGGATAAATTAGAAACAATTAACGTGTTTTTATGGGCTTGCTTAAAACGTGAGAAAGACTTCAAAACTAAAACGGTAGATCAAGTTGTAGATTTACTTGATGATGCGTTTGAAGACGGAGATTTATCGTTAGAGCAACTTACAAAGGCGTTAGAAACTGCATTTACAGAAAGCACACTGTTAAAAGGCGTGCAACAAGGACAAGCAGTAGAGGGCGCAGTTGAAGGTGACCGAAAAAACTAAATGAAGAGGGCGAGTTAGATTGGGATGCAACGGAGAAAATGGCGTATGCATTCTTAGAGCTAACACCCTCGCAATTTTACGATTTAACACCCCGTGAGTTTTCGTTAATGTACGAAGGGTTTAAGTTACGTGAGCGCCGTAAAGCACATTATGTACAATGGCTTATCAGCGTACATGCAGGTAAAGATACGCCTGAACTATCAACTATATTAGGTTTTGGCGATAGTAAAGAGGGTACGCCGAAAAAGGTATCACGTGAAATACAAGAAAGAACATTAGCGGAGTTAATGGAAAAAATGATGTAATAAAGGGGTGGTTTAAATGTCAAACATGGGCGATATTCAAGTTAACGTAGGTGCTAACACCACAAGCTTTCAGCGTGCGATGAGAGAAATGGAAAGAAGCATGGGTATGGTTAACCAAGCAACTCGCCAAATGCAACAGCAGTTACAGCAAGCGTTTCATGCGCAAGAAATGGGCTTAATGGGCTTAAAGCAGAAGCAAATGGAATCGCAAATGGCATGGTTTAACATGGCGCAAGGGATGAAGTCATACTCGGGTACAAGTAAGCAGTTTATGGCAGAAGTAACGGCGCAAGGTAAGGTAGATAAGCAAGTTAAAGATGAAATGATGAAACGTAACGAAATGGCGAAGATGGGCTTTATACAGTCAGTAGGCGCTATGGTGAATATGAGTGGGCAAAGTGAAAAGATAGCACAAAACTTTACACGTATGCAAAACCCGCTCTACCAAGTTAATAACGGTGCGTTACGTGTTTCACAAGGATTAGAAGGTATTGCTCGTTCGGGACAACCTGCGGTATTAGCGTTAAAGCAATTAGGACCGACAGCAAACATGAAGCAATTAGCCGATCATACACGAATGATTACACAAGGGCAGATGCGTTTTGCTTCTGTTGCAATGGCTTCGGGTGTAGCTACAGGCTTTATGGTTAAGGGGTTACATGGAGCGGCGATGGAAAATAAAGGGTACGCTTCTTCCTTCAATAAAATGCTTTCTACGTTGCGTACAGCGTTTCAGCCTATGGTTGATGTGTTTGCGCAAGTAATGACAAAGGTGTACGATTTCATTACAAAAATTGGTGAGTTAATTATCAAGTTTAATGAAGCGCACCCAACGATAGCTAAGTTTATTCAAGGCTTCTTAATGTTAATACCAATATTGACTTTAATACTTTCACCGTTAGCGGTAGGTATTGGATTGATTGGTGGTATGCAAGCCGCCTTCGCCTTTTTAGCACCTGTTATCATGCCTTTGGTTACGGGTTTAATGGCGATGAGTGGTACAGTTTTAATTGTTGCAGGTGCTATCGTAGCGTTAATTGCGATTGGTGTACTGTTATACAAAAACTGGGATACGATAAAGGCTAAGTCTATTGAGGTATGGAATGCGGTGAAACAAGCGTGCATTCAGGCATGGGATGGGATAAAGTCGGGCTTATCTACTGCATGGACTGCTATTGTTAGCGCATTTTCTACAGCATGGAACTCGATTGTTACTGTAGCGACAACGGTATGGAATGCGGTGAAAAGTGCAGTTCTTACAGCAGTAAGTGGTATAGGTACAGCATTATCAACAGCTTGGAGTGCGATAGTAAGTGCATTATCAACGGCTTGGAATGCGATAGCTACCGTGGCTACTACAGCTTGGAATGCAGTGAAAACAGCGGTAATGACAGCCGTTAGTGGTATAGGCTCGTTTTTAAGTAGTGCATGGACGGGGATAGTTAGTGGGCTTTCTGCGGTGTGGAGCGGTATAACAACATACTTCTCAACGGTATGGACAATGGTTACAAACATCTTCATGACTTCTATCGGTGTGATAAAGAACATAGCGCTTACGCTTGTTAGCTTCTTCATGAATTATACACCATTAGGCATCGTAGTGCAAACGATTATTAAAAACTGGGATACAATTAAACAAACGTTTCAAATTACAGGACAGATGATTGTTGCCTTATGGCAGGTAGCATGGAATGCGATAAAAACTTTCGTGACAACAATAGTAAGCGGTATTGTTAGCTTCCTATCTACGGCATGGAATGGGCTTGTTACCATTACATCTACGGTGATGAATGCAGTGAAAAGCGTGTTTATTACGGTATGGGGTGGCATTAAAGCGGTACTAACGCCTATTGTCACAGCGATAAAAACATTCGTAGTTAATGCGTGGAACGAGCTGAAAAGCCGTACAGAAATTGTATTCAACGCAATTAAATCTGTTATCACAACGATATGGAATGGTTTGAAAGCTGTAATTATGCCTGTAGTCAATGCGATAAAAACAGGTGTAATAAATGGTTGGAATGAGCTGAAAGCACGTACAGTAACCGTATTTAATGCGGTGAAAAGCGTAGCTACATCGGTTTGGAATAGCATAAAGTCTGCTATCACAACAGTAGTAAATTCTGTGAAATCCGTAGTAACAACGGCATGGAATGGGATAAAGAGTGTTACATCAAGCGTTTTCAACGGCGTGAAAAGTGTAGCTACTTCGGTATTCAATTCTATCAAGTCTACAATTTCAAGCGTAGCAAACAGTATTAAATCCGTAGTAACGACAGCTTGGAATGGCATAAAGTCTGTTACTTCATCTGTATTTAACGGTGTGAAATCTGTAGCTACAAGCGTATTTAACTCTATTAAATCAACGATAAGCAGTGTGGCAAACAGCATCAAGTCTGTTGTTTCTACTGCATGGAACGGGATTCGCTCGGTTACAAGTAGCGTATTTAACTCTGTACGTAGCACGGTATCAAGCATTTTCAACTCCATTCGTTCAACGATTAGTAGTGTTGTAAACGGTATTAAAAGTACTGTGTCAAGTGCGTTTAATGCTGTTAAATCTGCAATGACGAAACCAATAGAAGCGGCGAAAAATACTATACGTAGCTCGCTAAACGCTATTAAAGGTTTCTTTAGTGGCTTACACTTAACAATCCCTAAACCGAAGATTCCAAGTATTTCAGTTTCAGCAGGGCATAAGAGTGTAGGTGGGGTAGATATCCCATACCCTAAATTCAACGTTGGTTGGCATAAACGAGGCGGTATCTTTAATGGTGCGTCTATTATCGGTGTCGGTGAGGCAGGCTCGGAAGCGGTAGTTCCTTTGAGCGGGCAACGTATGAAGCCATTCGCAGAAGCAGTTGCAAGCCAAATGCCACAAGGTAAGTCAAGCGGTAGCGGTGATATAGTACAAGTAACATCAGTAATTCAACTTGATGGTCGTGAAATTGCCCGAGCAACTTCTACGCACATGGATAGTGAATTACGCCGTAAAACAGATAGCAAAAGCCGTGCAGGAGGGAGAAATTAATGTTTACGTATAATGGCATTGACTTCGGCGGTTTGGTTCATGTACAAGACGTAGTGCGCCCGATACTTGCACCCCAAAAGCTAACAACAGTTAGTATAGAGGGGCGTGCGGGTAGCATTTTTGTACAAAAGGTTTCTGATAGTTACGCAGTTGAAATTGAATTTAGTATGGTAGCAGATAGCCCTTCGGGGCTTCGTGATGCCGTACGTGATTTAGCTGATAAATTAGATGCAGACGAACCTAAACCGTTAATTATTTTAGACGAGCCTGATAAGTACATTAACGCTGTATTAAGTGATGATAGTACTTTAGAAACAAGCTTTAATTTAGCACAAGGTAAGATAAAATTTTATGCGCCTGACCCGTTTTGGTATGCAGTAGTAGATAATGTTTTTACCTACACGGATACTAACTTGCATAATTTTACACGTGATGGTAATGCAAATAGTTACCCTATCATCGAAATTAAAGGCGTAAGCGGTAGTGGTGACTCGTTTACCCTAACTACTGGAAATACTACTATGAAATATACAGGTGCATTAACAAGTTCGCAGAGCTTATTGCTTGACAGCGAATCGTTAACAGCGTATATTAAAAATAGTGATGGTACACAAACATCTGTATTAAATAAATTAGATAACCTTGACTTTCCTGTTCTTACTAAAGGCGCTAACAGCGTACAAGTTACTACAGGTGGCGGGGCTACTTTAACTAACTATAAAGTAACATGTAATAGCAGATGGAAATAAATAAGGGGGAATACAAGTGACAATTACGCCATACGGCAAATTAGGAAGCGAAGATATTTTAAGCGCTCATATTAACGGCTTACAGTATGGAATTAATAATATTGAAACCGTGTTAAATATGAAGACAGCTACTAAAACGGCTCAAACGTTAGCGCCTGTTATTGATATGGATGATAACACGTTACGATACCGTATTTATGAAGCAAGTGACCGAAATTGGTTAGCTTCACCCGCTCCTGTTATTTATAAAAACGGGGTACAAGTAAGTTCAAGCCAATATGCAATGCAACCTGCTTACGGCGTTGTAGTGTTTACTGCACCGCAGTTAAGCACCGATGTTATTACGGCAGATTTTACTCATGTAACGAATGATAGCACACGTATTGATGATATGCAAGTACAAACAGACAAAGTAAGCGGTATCGATACCCGTTTAACAAAAGCAGAAGCAACTATTGCACGTAAATTACCGAAGCCCGCAGGGTTATGGTACACACATAGTAACGGTAATGCTATGGCAGGATATGCTACAGGCGTAGCTGTAGGTGTTAACCGTATGGAAGCCTTTCCTATTGTCTTTGATGAGCAAGTAACACTTGATAAAATGCGTGTTAATATTAGTGCAGTAGCGGGTACGTTACTTAAAATGGGAATCTACTCTGATAATAACGGTTACCCAAACACAAAAATAGCTGAAACAGCAGAAGTTGACACAACTACTACAGGATATAAGGAAGTAGCATTTACAACAGGTAATGTTACGTTACAAGCAGGTATTTACTGGTTAGTGCGTTGGCAAAACGGTGGGTTATCTATTAGTGATGGTATGCGTGATGTAGGCGCTATTAACATACCTGACCCTCTCGATGCTACTACGTTAGATGCTTCGGGTACTACTACAAGTATAGGTGCATTTGCAATAACGATTACTTACGATAGTATTTTACGAAACCCTTTCCCTTCTATTGCGAGTGGGGCGAAGTACTTCCGTAGAACATCGTATGCAAGCCCGTGGGTACATGTACTATCAAAAGGTTAAAATAGGAGGTGAGCGTAATTGAATCTATATAACACGGGGATACAGTATAATAACTTAGATAACATACTATATAATACGCAATATTTCGGTATTACACAGTTAAAGCAATTAATCACAAGGTTAGGTGCACGCCCTGTTATTTTGGATATGCATATGAATCAGGTAGCGATACTTGATAACTGCATTGAAGCTAAAATTGAGCAGGAAGTGGCAAGTATAGACGAAATTACGTTTAGCTTGCCTATGCGTGATAGCAAACGTAACTACATCGTAAACGAAGGCTATGTACAAATGTTTGACACGATTTATGTTATACGTGAAATTGTAGATTACAAGAAAAGCCGTATAACCGAAGTTTATGCGGAAGCTATATGGTACGATTTACAATATCAAGAACCATTAACAGTTTTAGCGTGGCAAGAAGTAAAAGCTACCGTTATGTTAACTGATATTCTAAAAGATACGGGATGGCGCATAGGTACAGTTGAATTTACAAATAGTCGTTCGTTAACAGTAAGTGCAGACACTAACCGTTTGGAAGCGCTACGTAACGTTGAAAGCCTTTTTGAAGGTGAGTTATGGTTTGACACGCAAGCCAAGACAGTTAGCCTTAAAAAGCCTTTAGGCGTGTTTACAGGGGCAAGCATAACATATGACAAAAATGCTGACGACATTGAAGCGCACCATGATACTAAAGACCTAATAACTAAGCTATATGTTTACGGTAAAGATGGTATGACTATTGCAGATGCTAATAGTGGCAAAGCGTATGTTGAAAATTACTCATACACTACTACAAAGCGTGTACGTATTATGAGTGATGAACGATATACAAATCCGTTTAACTTGAAAGAAGTTGC